GCTGGTAGACCTGTTGATACTCTTATGAATCTCTATATAGCAACACTATTCGTTAATAGCCTACAACTAGAAAACGCTAAAATCTTTGTTAACGTAGGAAACTATCATACAAATCTAGACTATGACCCAACTCAAGATATTCTATTATTAAATAATCATAAAAAACGGCCTCTCGACACATCTCGATATTCAAATTTCTTTCGAAACATCACTTTAATATGTAACCTAATCTTTTAATTAAAATGATCGAGAGGCCTTAAAACACAATGTTAACACAAAAAGAGATATACGACATACGCATAATGGTAGATAAATTTGTTACATATAAGTATAGAGAAGATTTTCTTCAAGAACTATATCTTATAATATTGGAACTGGATGAACAAAAACTATTAGCGTTACAAAACAGTAACACACTTCTTAAATTTGTATTTGGAGTTATAAGAAACCAGGACAGATCTTCAACAAGTCCCTTTTATAAAAAATATAAACATTATGATATTTATAGACAACCAGAAACTTTCATTAAGCACCAAGTTACAGACGACGATCTATGATCTTGAGGATGACTATAAAGATGATAAATCTATATGGAGAAAAGAAACGGTTGGACAACAACTTTTATCAATAATAAATGATCCAACAATTATAGATCCCCTTGATAAACGAATATTTATACTATATTTAGAAATGGGATCACTCAGAAAAACAGAAGCTATATGCGGCATATCTCATAGATCAGTCCAGATTATAGTAAACAAAGTTAAAAACAAAATATATGAAATTTTATATTGAATACTTACAACTTATAATCATAGTCTCTTTTATCATAGATTATTCTGGTATAATAGAGTCTATTAAAAGAGGGTTGTATACATTTGTAAACGGAAAGAAGATGGGTTACAGATGTTACACTATACCTCTTATAGAATGTAGCCTATGTGTTACATTTTGGCTCTCACTTGTATTAGGAATTTATCTGAACCTACCGTTCCTCTATATACTAACCAACGCTGTCCTTTCAGCATACTCTGTTATATTTGTCACAGAAATGTTGAAGTTTATATATAATCTATACAACAGAATATTAAATAAAATTTAAAACTATTATGACGGAACAACAATTTAACAGAATCAAACACTTGGACTTAGATTTCCAACGCGCTGTATATCATCAATTTCTAGAACTTATGTCTAGGCAAGACATTAACCTAGCATATGAGGTATACAAAGAAATTCACGTCGATGGCGGTATTCATCCAGACGCTGTTGATAGACTAAAAATTAATTGCCCTAATTGTGTGTTAAGAATTATGACACGCTTGGGTCAAATGTACTTTAAATATAAAGAAGAAAATTATGCCAGCACAACCAAACAATCGTCTGAATCCAACGGGAAGACCGAAGGGAGTAGGAAACAAAACAACACAGGACGTAAAGGAAGCGTTCACACTGTTGTTACAAAATAACATACCTAATCTACAAGATTGGATAGAGCAAGTTGCTGAGAGATCTCCTGAGAGAGCACTCAATATACTAATTAATTTGGCTCCTTATGTTATACCAAGACTTGCACAACAACATATATCTGTTGAGACGCAAAGAGAAGAAATTGATTATAGCAAACTAACAGATGAACAATTAAGAGAAATCTTAAAGAAAAGCGAATGATAACATACGAAGGCGTTATAGCCGAACTATCACGTAGAAGATTTTACAACTTTGTGCAAGAGTTTTGGAGAGAGGCAGATACTTCTGAGCCTCTCTGGAACTGGCACATAGAGTACTTATGTGATACATTGGAAGAAGATGCCTTGAGGTTAATAAACGGTTTGCCAAAGTTAAATGACATTATAATCAATTGCCCGCCAGGTACGTCGAAATCTATGATTACTTCAGTATTATTGCCAGCCTGGTTATTGGTTAAAAAGCCTTCTATGCGAATTATAACAGCAAGTTATTCAGGCTCTATAGCACTGGAACTTTCTATTAAAACTAGAAATTTAATGATGGGCGATAAGTTTAAAAGAGTTTTCCCTGAAATCAAGATTAAAGATGATGAGTCTGCCAAAGGACATTATAAAACGACAGCACTTGGTGGAAGATTAACAACATCAACAGGTAGTAATATTTTAGGTATGCACGCAGATATCATTATATGTGATGACTTACAAAACTTGGATGGTGTTTATTCTGAAGCTGAACGTATAAGAGTTAATAGATGGGTTACTGGTACTTTAAGTACTCGTAAAACAGATAAGTTAAATTCACTTATGATATTCGTTCAACAGAGGTTACACCAACTTGATTTAACAGCACATCTACTTAGCCTGGGACATAAATATAAACACATTGTATTGCCAGGTGAATTCGATGAAAGGGTTTTACAGCCTATAGGCCTTAAATCGTTCTATGTTAACTCTGGATTACTTCTTGATGAAGTACGTTTGGGTCGCCAGGCACTCACATTAATGAAACAGATGTTAGGCTCAAAAAACTATTCGGCTCAAATACAACAATTACCAGAAGATGATAAAGACTCTATAATAAAAAGGGACTGGATTTCTATAGTTAGGCCAGAAGATATGCCTAAATATACAAATTCAGAATTGATTTATTTCCTTGATACCGCTTATGGTGGATCAAATTCTGACTATTCTGTAGTACTTGAGTGTTTTACACGTAATAATCATTTGTATATAACAAACATTTATAGATCGCAAGAGGAATTTCCAGACTTAATAAAATCTATAAGAACATTTATTAAATCTCAAAGAGTATATATAGAAGGGAAGGCATCTGGAAAATCTATTATACAACAACTAAAACAATCTACAAACTATAATATAACTCAGTTAAATCCAACAGACTCCAAGATTATGAGACTTAACGCTATAGCTCCAACAGTTGAAGGACATAGAGTTTCATTTGAATTAGGAGTTTGGAATGAAGTTTTATTACAGGAAGTATGTTCAAACTATCCACAACACGATGACTTAAGGGATGTTTTTACATATGCAGTAGATCAACTATTAATAAAAGGAAATAATTATGGAAAATACGTTATTGGTTAAAAAGACTTGGTTTGATATTTCGATCAAGCAATATGATGCTATACAGGAAATATTTAAAAACGAGGGCAATGAGGTTGATAAAACTGTTGCACTATTAAGTATAGTGTTTGGAATGCCTGAAGAATATTTTGAGGAATTGCCATTTCTTGAATTAAAAGAATTTATAGCAAGCATAGATTTCTTGCAAAAGCCCGTTCCTAAAGCACCGATACCTGACACTATTATAGTTAAGGGTCGTACAGTAACTACACAAAAGGAAATAAGCAAATTAACAACAACTGAGTTTATTAATCTTATGCATTTGCTTGAAAATCCTAATAACAAACAATTTATACAACTGTTCTTTAAATGTAAAGAGGATGAAAACTTTTTATATGAAAATTTATCAATTGTATATTTGCATAATCTGATGGTTTTTTTTTCTCTGGCCTACAATCGTTTTATAAAATATATCCTGAGATCTTTACAATCGAAGATGAAGATGATAAGGATACAGATGAGGTTGAGGAAATTTCTAAGGTGGAAAAGACAGATCCATACGGATGGATTAGAAGTATTGACGAGGTTGCAAAAACAACTAACAGATCTTGGGATGTAGTATATGATTTAAATGTTATGGAATTTTTATCAACTTTAACATACATAATAATAGAAAGAAGACGATGGAACAAACAGGTTTTAAAAACTTAGAAATAGCACTACAATCTTATGCTGAGTCTGTAGGTACTCAGTATAAGGATGTGCTCAATGCAAAGAACTACAGGATTGCAGAGTCTGTTAAATGGGAAGTTAAAACTATGGGTTCTGTTTATACAGTTGTTTTAAATTTAGAAGAGTACTGGAAGTGGATTGAAAACGGTAGAAAACCTGGGAAGATGCCACCTCCAGACTCTCTTATATCTTGGATAAAATCAAAAGGCATACAACCTAAAAAAGGCATAGCAGTTAAAAGTTTGGCCTTTCTTATAGCCAGAAAAATTGGTAGAGTTGGTATAAAACCTAAACATTTATTAACAGATGTTTTAAACCGTCAAGGTAGTTTTAAAAAGAAAATAACTGATGCGTTTAAAGCTGACATTAAAGATGCGGCAAAGTCTATAACACTTAAAGACTAATTTACACAGATATTAACATTTTTATATATAATTAAAATAACATTATTATGGCTAACCTTAT